GTATTCTGCACGCGCACAAAATAGGAAAAAACGGCCATGTTTATTTAATCTATCTTGCTTACCAACACATGCAATGTGCCAGTACCAGCATCAGTTACAACCCACAAATCTTCACCTTCCATAAGTGTAAGCCTAACTTGATCGCCATTATCCAGGATGTACCCATTGCTTGTAGTTACACCACTATTACCAATGAACACCTGATGCTTAGCATGTAGCAATACATCACGGCTTACATTATCTGTACCAACTATTGATTGTTTAGTTGTAGTTACTGTTACCTGACTACTTACTATCGCCATTGATCTGTTCCTCACTCTGTAATCTTGCACGCCTAAACCTTGCAAAGTCTTGATGGTGCTTCTTGCCCATCCACATCTTGCGCTGATGATCCATCTGTACGCCGGTGTGTGCATATAGTTTATACCCAAAACTCTTAGCCCTGATGCACCACAACAAATCTTCACCTACCCATTCATGATGCAATGGCATATCCTGATAGAAGCACCACTTACTACCTTGATGTGTTTGATCGGCTTCTTTTACAAACCTTTCAAACACTGACCTATGCACAATGATTGCACCTGTACCAGCCGCATCTACTTCAATGATGCTATCTTCTTCATAATCATGTACTGCATATAATCCATTATCCTTACCCAACTTAAATATGCAAGGCACTGGTTCTAAGTACAATTCACCGACATCCCAACCACCATGCACTACACCCGACACAATAGGCCGCTTGTCCTTATCGGCTGCCGCTACTAACTTCTTGAAATGATCAACTGTAAATCTTTGATCTGTATCTATTTGTAATAGCCAATCATCTGTTGTCTTTTCTAAGAAGGTTGCAACAATCTGATTACGCAACCTACTAATAACACCTGATCCTTGTAGGCTAATAAACTGCCCTAATTGTTTTTGTGATCTAGCCACATCCAATATGCTTGTCATAAAATCTGTTACTACATACCCAGGTGATGTAACCCCTATTGTAATTTTCTCTGTATCTTTCAATGCCACCCCTTCTTCACAAAATGATCCCATGCGGCACATCCGTTAGGTATGCCTGCCTTTTTATCAATCCATCCATACCGGTGGCCAATATAACGCTTTGACCATTCAATTTGTTTAATGCCACCCACTGTTTTTAAATATTCTGATCTGCCCTGTGGAATCCCATAATGACTACCATTGCGCGCTTTAGGGTCAAAACGGCTTTCATGATGGTATAGATCAATTAGGCAATAAGTCTGTTCAATATTGTAATTTAAACTAATATAAATATATTGCTTGTAATGATTTGATTTATAATGGGGTAACCCAAAAGCGGGTTTTATATTTATCAATAATATTATTAAAACCAATAAAACTGTTTTTAGTTTTTTATTGGATACCCTGGTAACTAGATTTTGTGATGCCCCCCCCAAACCCCCCCCACGGCTGGATGCCTGAGTTGGCTGAGAAGATGGCAATTGAATACCCTGTATAACTGAGTTTCGCTTAGCCCCCTGGGATGAAAGATACAACATAAATACCAACTTTCAAATCTAGTCTAAAATGCGGCGTGTTTAGCCTTATCTAATAACTTACAAGTAAGGCACGGATCACCTCTCATAATCCATGCCCCACACTGATCACATCTGATTGGTTCGCTCATGCGCTCTTTCCAGTAATAAATCAACCATCTCTAAAAATGGCCGGCAATGCCTTTTACTGGTCATGTAAAACCTATCCTCAATATCTCTTTGTGCATCATAAAAGGTTGTGATTGTCCAGTATTGCTTAGTTGCCGTTGGAATTACAAAGATACCCCTGGTAATTTGGCTGATTATTACATAAGCCCAAGGTTTAATTACCTTAGAATCATATCCATGCACTGTATCTACAATCAGTGGATTATGTGGGAAGTCATCAGCATTTCTAAATGACCTGCTAGAACTTTTAATTTCTAGCACTAAGTCATCTATAACAATATCCTTTTCATTTAAGGTTTTATTGATTCTTTCATCATAGGTAGCCGCCATACTAAATTCAGGTACTACTACATTTGGCACGCCAAAGGTTTGCAATAAATCGGCTACATAAAGATTAAAACCATGTCCTTCACGCATAGCCGTTTCATAATTAAACTTTGCCATTGATGCACCCACAACTCACACACTCTTTGTAGCCATGTTGTGTATAAAATCTTGCATCATTGCAGTAGTAACACTTTTCAATATCCGGTATTAAATCTACTTCAATACCATTATCAGTAAATGTAGCCCTAACACCATGCTTATCAATGATTTCCATATCACCCATTGTTAGCACCTGGGTAAAACCACTTGCCTTCTTTACTCATGGTTGCCCACTTCGCCGGGCATCCTTTAGGGCATGTATATCCGTAGTAGGGCGTGCCACGACCTTTTGCAATTCCGGTTTTAAGAATCATTTGACCATGTTCACAATATTGGATTGCAGGTACATCTGATGCAACCGCATCAACCACCTGTTCTAAATTCATGGGTACTGGATCAACACTTGGCTTTTCATCTTCGGCAAACCGCTCACGCAATACCCTTTCCATCAATGCTGACTTGCTACCAGGTCTGCCATATATCGCCTTTACAGGTTCTTCTTTAACTGGCCTTGATAACAGTTCTTCATTTAACTTTTCAGTTGGCGTTACTGCCCAGGGTTGCCTTTCCTTAGCCGCTATCACTTCCTGTTTTGATGCAACTCTTTTTGTTGCAGATTTCATAGCCGCGACAATAGCCCGACCCCAGGCAGATGTTTCACATATCATAAGTTCACTACCGGCGGTCATGCCTTTACCTGGGATTTGTTCCCAGGCAACGGCGACCCCAGGGCGAACATCATGTGGATCGCGGTAACAGGCGGCTGTATAAACCACATAAGTTTTACCTTCAACCTGCACAATGTCATAGGGTTTATTTGGATTATATGGTTGCAATGATGCTTCCGGATATGCTTCTTTGAGTTGCGCTATGCGTTCAGCCACATCAACATAATCATTCATATTCATTATTTGTTTTCCCTATCCCAAAGGCTTACAACCTTTTCCATTAAGTAATCATTATCTTCTTGCAATTGTTTTGTACGCAATACTGGATGATTAACTGTTGGATAATCGGTAACTGTAAATTTTTGTACCTTAACAGTTGATTGTCTTGTATCGGCACTGCCGCGTTTATAGCCACTCTTAAATCCTTTATCGTAGCCATTTTCTACTGCAATGATCCAGGTTGCCATTAACATTAACCCAACCAATGCAAACAATATGATGGTAATTAACCACCCTAATATTTCATAGTTCATATTTCACCGCTTCCTTGAACTTGTCTAACCAATAGGCTTCAACCATTTTGGCTGATAGCCTTCCTCTGATCTGCCTAGCACCAATAGCCTTTTTGGCGTGTTGGCGGATCAGGGAAGCCTTTACAAAATGCTTACGCTTTTCATCAACATAAGCACCTGATTGTTTATCGTATTTAACTAATTCCAACTCATCACCATTTCTAATTCAGCCGGCAATTCCACCGGATCAACATCATTGATTACCTGATAGATAGAACCATTTGGGTGTATAGATGGTGGTAGCACCACATAACCTTTATGTTTAATATCTATACCCGGTATTAGTTTGCCTTTAAATTGCTTACTCTTATCAGCCAAATAATAAAAGTGAAAACCATTATCTGTTTTAACTGTATGGGTATTAGATGTAACGCATATCCGGCGATACTGTTCCCATAGGGTTCTTGATGAGATGTTGCGTATGTCAAAATCCAACACAACTAAATTTGATTGCACAATGGCTAAGCCAATATTTAAGTCCGGGTCATCCTTGAACCACTTTTTAACCAATGACTTTTTGTTACTGGCATCAAGATAACCATGTCGTAAGAACTTACATGGCTCTTTAGATTGTGGCTTTAATGGCATTACAAACCAACCCTTTTCAATGTAGGCCAATGCGTTCATGCGTAAACCCATGAGCCGCGATAATCGGTTGTAAAGCAATACTGACCAACAGCGTTATCAAATGAGATGCTAAAGTCATATTTATTTTGCTTCAAAAACTCAGTAGCCAATATTGCAGAAGCATAATTTTCTACCCAGTAAATAAACAAATGCGACCAACAGATAGAATCTTCAAACCTATCTTTTTGACTTAGCCAATCGGGTTCAGTTGCCCATTCCATTTGTGCATCAGTTAAGGCTTCAAATTGATTCTTTGTAATTTTCATTAGTGATTCACCTTCTGATTGTGTAAATACTCAGCCAATAAACCAAATAATTTAGATTTTAATCTACGCACTGCATCATCAGGTGTTTTGCCCATTGATGAAAATTCACCTAGTACATTTGATGTAGATGCAACATAATGATCTTCATCTTTAAGATACCTAAAATCAATCTTGGTTTGTAATACGCTTTCAATAACTATAATCATTAGGCAACCCTTCTTACATTTGGGTAATAACCTGCCGCAATATCATTTTCAATATGTGTAATAACCTGTAATGGATATGAATACCATTCGGTCATGTCAAATTTTTGTGAGTAACCATTTTTAACTATCTCATAACTAACATCTTTCAAAACCATTATTGTTATTGTCTTTAATGAATTTTGAAATATTGCCATGACATCAGGTCTTGGTGTCATGTCATTTGTAACTTGTACTTTCATAATTAACCCCTTCCGGTCAATTGCTTTTACAAATCCAATTAAACACCCGGGGTCTGACAATTACAAGGCTATATAGCGTGTTTTGTTATAATGTGATGCAAATCACCCAAAGCCCTTACCCATAGCCGTGAATGATCCATCAGCGTTAAATGGGATCATCTCCACGCTTACATTGCCACGCTTAATATGTATGATGACCGCGCCAGCCTGCCATTGGGCATAGCCTTTGGTATAAGCCATCTTTTTTAGATCGCAGGTATGACCACACTCAACACCCACTAAAACACGCTCTAAACGGCCGTTAAAGGCTTCTGAGTGGCATGTGTAGCCCAATCTATGCGTATGGCCTGACACTACTGACCGCCCCCACCTTTTACTAAGATTCAACGCGGTTTGACCGGCGATCTTAGATATGACCCCTTCATCCCCATGACAAAGCACAAAGTTAGTACCAGGGATTGCATAAGGCTGTTTTGCGTAATAAATACCTAGATCATCAAAATTCATAAATTTGGCATACTGCAATTCCGGCAGGTTCATCAATCCTGGAATCCTGGCTACCGCTTTGTATAAGCGATCTGAATGATTTGATCTACTTACCACATCTGTTTTTAGATCATACAAAATATCTTGGCAAGTTTGCCGATCTTCATTTAGGGTTTGCATAAAGGATTCTGCACGGCCTTCACTAAACCTACTGATGGTATTGAAATCCATCTCATCACCAACATTGAGTACTAGGTCAAACTTGAAAGCCTTGACCAATTTTTTTAGATTGGTTACGGCTTCTGTAAATTGAAATGGCACTTGTAAATCTGACACCACAAGATATTTTGCGTTAAATGTTTTATCGCGCTTAATCTTCATCCTCATCTTCTGTTGGATCAATTCGGGGAATGATCTCATTTGGTTTGTTTGCAGGATTGACCCAATCAGGTAAAGATGCACCCGGCTCTGTTATCAGCCAAAATGCAACTTCATCTGAAAAACCGGCCGACTTTGCGGCGCGGTACATCTCATTAAGTGTGATGTAATGATTTTCTAATTTGTTCAACGCATCAGCCTTGCGTGGCGTGCGCCGCTTACGCTTAGGTACTTTTCGGGGTTTATTAGTAGCCATAGTAAGCCTAATTTTAGATCATACTATTCCGCGAATGGCACGCTCAACGCCTTCTTCAAGGCTAATTTTTGGCGTGTAGTAATCGCTCATCATGGTTGGATCACCAACCCGATAGGCCACACCTGCCGGCTTATCGGTCAATATCTTAAATCTATTGGCTGATGTCTTTTCGTATCCCAGGGTTTTCATTGCAATCTTAGCCAAATCTAAAAATGTTGTAGGCCTGCCTGTACATAAATTAACTGTTTGATTGCAGTTACTTTTTACCATCTCTACAACTGCATCAACTACATCATCAATATGAATAAAATCCCTAGTTGTGGTTGCCTTACCCCAAATATTAAATGGGTTAGCGTTCATAATTGCACGCTGAATAATTGATGGGAATGGGTAATCTAAATCTTGATCAGTGCCATATCCGCTAAATGGTCTAAGGGTTAATACCTTTGTGCCTTCTTCGCGTAAATAATTCATAAGCATTTCACCGGTTAATTTTGTCCAGCCATAAGTCATATCCGGCTTACCTATTTTGTTAAAATTTATATCCTTTTCTTTTAACTTTTTCTTCTTAGCCAATGTTTGTAACTCAATTGGGTAAGCGGCAGATGATGAGAAGTACACAACATAAGGCTGTTCAGTTCGCATTGCCCAGGTGGCAAACTCAGCATCAATGGCTAGATCAACTGCCAATGCTAATGGTTCATTTTCAATCATCATGCGGCCACCAACTAGTGCGGCTAAATGAATTACTAAATCGTATTGTTTATTTTCTAACTGGAAAAATTTACGACAATCAACACCGGCCTTTAGATCAACTAAAGTTAAATTGGCGTTAGGTAATGCACGCCTAAATGCACGGCCAACAAAGCCATGTGATCCGGTAATGAGTATGTTCATCTATATTTTCTTACTAATTCTGCATAATCGGCGCTTGCTAAATATTGTTGCAATGTCAGTAAATCTTTTTCATACCACTTAGGTTGATTAACCCTGGCATATCCTTCATCCATCTCAGCCTTGCCTGCTACTGGATGTAGATGCTCAATAATCACATCAGGTAAATACTTTAAATAGTTTAAATCTAAACCTAATTGCTTTACAAAGTTATCAAAGAATAGATGTACGCAACCTGGGAATGTCATGCCCTGTAACTCAACTACTAAATCCCGGCTCATGCCAAAGGCTGTTGGCAGGTTTGCACCTTGCAATAAATCATTACCATAGACAATGCCGGTGTTTATGCCTAACGCTTGAATAAAGGCTTGATCCCAGTTTTGGGTTCTAGGTAAGTGATCATCACCCATGAAAACAAAATAATCATATAAAGGATAGTTAGAAAAATCCAAAAGATAAACCGCACCGGTATTAAGAGAGTTTGCACAACCACCTGTTTTATTGTCGGCAGGTAATAATTGTAGATTTTTGTTTTTAACATATTCATCCCATTTCGGATCATCATTATCAATTACAAAATATAGATCGGCTTCTGTATTAGTGTCTTTAAAGGCTTTGGCCAGGCGATCCGCATTTTCAGGCCTGCCCCTACTAGGTACAACCACGCACATCTTCATGGCCATAGGGTAGGGGATAGGGCTGACTAATTCTTTGAAATAAGTATTTCGTAAAGCGTGTCTATCTTTTCTTCAATGCGTGATACCCGGCCTTCTAAATTATGCCGGCCGTTATTATCAGGCTTTAACTCACTTAGATAGTGCTTTACAAGCCAACGCACTGATGCAACTAACGATCCAACTATTGTTACAGTTGATACCGCTAATGCCATCCAATCATTCATGGTCATTTACTATTGATGCCAAACTTATCATCTGCCGGATCAAAATAGCGTGCTAATGGTGCGACAATTGCGCCTGCAAGAACGGCATACTCAGGCGACCAATCGGCAACCAAAGCCAATGCAGTTGTAATAGTTGCGGCGGCAACGCTTCTTAGGTAAGACTTTAGAATTTCTTTTTTCTTCTTATCAAACTTCATTTTAATCCTAACTCTTTTATTTTTTGTTTAACTTCATTTTGATCTAACGCAATCTCAAAGTGCATATCATCTTTACGCCGTTTGTAATTGCCACCCCAGGTCAAACCATATTTAGTTATGAGTAGGTTAATTGTATTACGTTGATGCTTATTAAATGTATTTGACTTGCCCAATGGATGTTTAATTGCATTTAGATCAATGGCCGTGCCGGATGCGTGGTTACTTAAAATTCTATCTGATCCCCGCGTTTGCCTAAAAACGTAACCCCAATCATCTAATTGGCCTTCATCTATTGGTTCAACTAACTCATGGAAATCTTTAGCAAAACTTACCAGGATTGGCGCAACCGCTTTGGCACATGCAAACCTAATCTTTGTACCTGGCACTGTAAAAGTTTCAATGCCTAATGCCTTGCGATCTTCACTAGCCGGCCAACCATTAGGGCTGGTAAGTTCTCTAATTGTTGCCATTTAATTATTTGTAACAATCCCCTAAGATTGTGCTAGGACAGTAATGCAGAAATTTGATCGTCAGTTAAACCTAATTCTTTTAACTTAGCAATTCCCTGTTGGCGATTTAATATCTTAATTTCCTGCTCTGTTGGGTTAGCAACATGAGCCTTAATCGCATCCTCTAATTCTTTTTCAGTTACTGTTGAAGTTTCTACGGCTTTAATCAATTTGTTTTTTGGGTCATTAAAATCCCAAATAAGACCTTGACCACCCAGTTCTTTATCTAATTGACTAGGATTTATTTTTTTGGATGTAATTGCCATTATGACCCCAAATCTATAACTATGATATATCGGTTTGAAAAAGTTGCCCCATTACCATTACTTGAATCTGAATACTTTGCTGTAAATGTATTTGATCCAGCAGTTAAAGAAACTTGTGTTGATGCAAATGATTGTTGATCTCCAGATGAATCAAACACTCTGACTTTCCATTGAGTATTTGCAGCAATTGTTGTCGCACCTGAAACAGCATAAGACATATCAGCCCACCAACCAGATGCGGCCTGGCAAAAAGCGCCAATAATTACTAACGCTTTTGTTCCAGTTGTTAAAGTTACTGATGGCCCTGCTGTTGCTAAATCACCATAAGTGCTTGATGATATTGATTGAGCAGTTGTAATTACTGCACTTGCACTTGTTGGGGTAGCAGATGGGGTAGCCCATTTTAATCCTAAACTTTGTGTAGAATCGGCTGTGAGAACTGTGTTATTAGCGCCCACCGGAATCCTGGCATCTGATGTACTATATCCCCAAATATCACCTTTAGTTGTAAGCGGTGATGTTGCGCCGGCTTGCACCCAATCAAAATAAATAGCCGCGCTTGCGCTTGTAAAATATAAAACTCCACCATCATATTGCGGCACAATCAAACTTCCGGCTGTATTCACTGTGGCTGTGCCGGCTGTAATTGTTACTGCACCCGATCCCCAATTTTGAATTGTTACAGTATCACCGGCGGCAAACAATCCGGTATTAACTGTTATGGTAGTTGCGCTTGTACTATTTACCGATACAACAGTGCCGGCATCAGCGGCAACTAATGTATAACTTGTAGTTTTAGCAGTAGCCGATCCACCCAACATTGCCGTTTGTTGTAGTGATGTCATTTGTGCGGCTGTAAGAACCTGCCCTACGCTAAATGATTGTTTTGCCATTTACACACTCCTAATAAGCCAAAGAATCTTCATCAAGTAATCCATCTACTGATGAGTTTAACACAAAGCCTACGGCGAAAGGCTGAGCGCATGTAAAGGTTACTAGAAAAGATTTAGGGGTTATTTCATAGGTAAGGCCTGCAATAACGCTATCTGTAACTACATTGCCTGCCGGTAGGGTTTGAGTTACTTCTATTGGGTCAAACATATCTAAATTCAAAGCGGCTACAACCCGGCTAGGATCATCCTCACCAAAGGCATCAACTGTTAATGAGTTTAACTGTATATCCACACCTTGTTCTTTACGGCTGGCAATAATCATTTGTGCCTGATTTAGTGCATCCGCTTCTGTTTGCATAATGCCGCTTCTTACCCTGCTATGCTGGAAATAATCCTCAATGCTGGCAGAATCGCTTGCGGTCTGCCCACTCAACCCAGTTGGCGTTACAGTTACTTTATTGATCATTTGAAAATCTGAAATATCAAATTGCACGGCTTGGTAAGTAACATCACCCGATCCTGGCACGTCAGTAAAGGCTGTTGCCGTGCCACCTGATGCAGTAATGATGTCGGTTCTTGACATAAATTTTGCATAACCGCGTTCATCTATAAAAAACGCACCCAAATCTGTGGCTTCTACTTCTTGGCAGGCGGCTAACAATGATCTTGATGATCCGGTATCTGCCTGCACTGTTGTAGTTGCAGTGGTAGATATATCACGCATACCACCTGGCCACTCACCTTGATCTAATAAACTTGTAATTCTTTGTGCAGTAGTTTGCCCGGCAGTGCCACCACTAACTGATGTGATTGTGTTTAAATTTAATAATTGGAATCCATCTACACATGACAAAGTAACATAGGCTGGATCAAATCCGGTAGGGCTTTGATAATTCCATTCTTGTACATACATAGAACCCAGGTTATATGTAACGCCTAAATACTCTGCCATGAAGCGAATCTTACGCATAGGTTTGATCTTGCCGTATAAACTTGAACTTGTATTGGCCGGATTAAACTCACCGGTTTCATCAACAAATGTAATGCGTGCCGTACCGCCGGTGAAAGAATCTGATGATCTGTTAAACGCACGGCTAATATAACATTGTGTCACATAAGGTGTTATATCAACTACATCTGCCGCCGCTGTACCCAATACAGAAAAATCCAATGGCGTTGCAGGATCATCCAACACTAATGCCGGGTCAAATGTTGCCGAACTTGAAAAGTCAATTTCTGTTTTAAAAATTGCGGCTGGCATTATCTACCTAAATTAGTTAATTGAGTTACCGCACCTGATCGGTTTAGATTGTATAAAGCATCTTGGATAACTGATTTCAATTGACCTTCCGAAATAACTGATCCGGCTACATTAACTACTACCTTTGTACCCATGCCGCCCATGCGTTCTAGTGGCACAACCGCTTCTGATCCGGCTTCACCAATTAAAGCCAATGTCGGTTGTGTTACAACGCCACCTTCTGCCATTTTAGGGATATTGAATTGAGATAAGAAAGAACCAATATCTGCATTTAATCCACGCACACTACTTAATGCAGTATTGTATTGAAAGGTTTCAATTCTTTGTACAGTAGTTTGTACCTGTTGGATCGCATTACTAATTTTTTTCTTACTTATTTCATCTAATAACGCTAACATCTTACGCAATTCTTCATTAGATTCAAATAGTTTTCTTAAATATAATTCAACTTCTTTAGTGCTAATACCCCATTTTTGAGCCAAAGAATCAATTTCGCCAGTAGTGATTTTGCCATCTTCAATTACCTTCAAAACATCAGCATAGCGTTGTGCTTCATCAACAGCCTTTTTAGTACCATCTGCCAATTGTTGTAATATTTTTACACGCAACTCATCTTCACCTGATAACTTACGACTTAACGCCGCTTGTAAGTTAATGCGATCAAGATCAAACATTGCCTCTAATTCAGCCTTTTTTTTATCTAAGGCCTGTTGTGCAAGTTTTTCTTTAGTTAAATCTTTTTCTCTAGCCAAAATGCCTGCCTGTATTTTGGATAATATCTCAGCATAAGTTAATTGTCTTTTCTGTGTTGTACCTTGTTTTTGTAACGCATCTAAAACAGAACCGGATAAGCCATACAAACCTTTTTCTTTTAAAATGCGTTCTTGTCTTAATTTAATTCCTTGTTTTTCAATTCTTTGCAATCCTTTAGATTCACCAACAAATCCTTCAAGTCCAATTTGTGCTATATCTAAATAAGCACCCAATCCTTCTTTTGCAAACTCTAAACTTAAACCCACTGCTAAATCAGAAACAGTAGTTGCCGTTTTTTCTAACTTTTTACCAAAAACATCCAACTCATCTGATCCAGTTGCAATGATAGAAGCGGCTGTCAAAAATCCTTGACCTAAAGTTTCAGTGGCCTCGCCTGCACTAATTTTAAATGATTGCAATTGACCTGCAAAGGTTTTAGTTTGATCTTCTGCCGCGCCTGTATATCTATCTAAACTTTGCATCAATTTTACAAAGCCCATTGATTTTGCTTCGGCGGCCGTAAAACCTAATCCTAATTTTCCAATAGAAGTATAATTACCTACGGCGGCTTTAGTTACTGCATTTAAAACACTATCTAAATCCGCACCTGTACCGGCAGATATATCTAATGCCTGACTTAATAAAAGTTGTGATGATTGTAAATCTCCGGTTTGTGCAATCAATTGGCGTAGTGCTGGCACTAATTGATCTTCTGTAATATTGGTTGCACTTTGTAAATCGGCTATAAAATTTCTAACTCCAGGCAATTCAAATTCTTGACCAATGCTTCTTAAAGATAACTGTAATTGTTTGTCTAATCTTTCCTGGGCTAAAGCGGCATCAATTGAGCGTTTAGCAAACAAAGCCATACCTGCCGCCGCCGCAATACCGCCGGCTTTGGCAAAGGCTCTTAATCTAAATGAACCTGTCGCAACTACTTTGTCAAAACCTTTTAATTCTTTGGTTGCACGCTCTAAACCTTTTTTATCAAACTTAGTTAAAAAGTTAATCGCAACATATTGACTTAGTGCCATGATTAACCCCTAAATTCTTTGCCTAGATATTTTTTAAGTACGCCGTATAGGTTATCATTTACTTGACCACCTAATTGTTGTGATGCCCTGTAAATCAATCTTTTTTCTTTATATGCACCACTATTGGCAGTACCTTGTAATTTTCCAATAAATGCTTCACTTGCATTTGGGTTACGGCTTACACGCCTAGTTCTACTTCGTGAGCGTGATGAACCAAAACCTGCCAACTCATAAATTATACCTGGTACAGATTTATTTATCACCGCTAATGCAGTTACACCAAAGGTAACTCCTTTAATTTTTTGTACTTTACTTTTAGCGGTACTAACTCTTATGCCGCGTATAACTTCTGTTTGCGACCACTTCCAACGGCTTCTTTTATTCTCGCCTATTGTTCTACCTCTATGTGCTTGATCATTAGCCCATCCCCATTGTGGTGGATAGTTAGGCTCAATGTCGCGCCATCCAGGAAAAGGTGAAGAAGGTACAAAACTTTGTGCTAATTTTGCAACAGGTTTTACAGCCTGACTTAAACCACGCCTAAATTCTTTTTGTAAATCGGGATCAACCTTTTTCATTTTTGCAAGAAGTTCATCTAAATTTTCAACATATACAGAAGGTACTGCCGCCAATGATCTAGTACGACCAGGTAACTCTGAATATCTTGGCTTAATCATTACTTCCGCCTAACTGTTGCCTTCTTGTTTTGATAATGACGTTCTTGCAAGATGGCTTTAATGGCTGAATAAATCGCTGGATCAACCTCTAATAAATCTTTAGGGCTGATGCCTGTTGCCACCGACACGGAAGCGACTTCATAAATTGAGCCGTGCCGGTCTATCCATTTTTTGAGTCATAAACCAAATCAATATCTGAGTACTGATTGATGTAATCATCACCAAAGGCTAGATCGGTTTTACCGGCATCTTTTTCTAAACGCCATCCGAACCACCATAAATCCGATTCCATTTGTAATTCGGCTAATCTCTTACGCCATCCGGTTTTAAATTCGGATTCAAACGCCACCTTTGCGGATGGCGTAAGATCATAGGTTAATTTTTTACCATCTTTTTTAACAATTTCAATCTTGTGCATTGTCCCACCCTTTTCTTATTACGCGCTTGTTGATTTTGTTAATGCAGTTACCGGAAGTGATACAGATACGCTTGCCACCGCATCAACAGCACCATTTACAGGTGTCCATGATGAGATAAGGCATGACATTGTATAACTTGGGTTTGTTGCAGTTACTGTACCTGATACTGGTATCAACTTGATATTCAGTTTAGTACCTAGCGCATCTTCAAATAGTGAGTTCACTGATGCTGATGCAAAATCATTGTACAGTTCAAGATTTAGAGTTGGGCGTTCAATCCCACCAATCATGTTTTGCACATTGTCATTCATTGCAGTGATCTCTACTTGATCAATTTCGCGTGCTAGGCTTACAGTGCTGACATGATCAGTAATGGTAGTTGTACCAACAATCACGGCAACTTTGTTACCCATAAATATGGCCATATTTTTCCTTTCGTTACTAACCTATCAATTCAACCGAATATTGATAACTTAGGTAGTCAATATTAGCGGATGTAATTGTGCCAGGGCTTGCAGACACAACCCTAAGCGTTTGTACAGCACCGCTCAATGTTTTATCTGCTTCAACAGCGGCTTTAATTGAAGTAGAACCGGATGAAGCAAGTAGCCCATCCAATCTTTCTTGCCCATTTCGTTCACTCATTCTTCCAACTACAACAATGATCTGACATGATGCGGAATCAAAGCCCCGGTTTAATGTGTAATCATAATTCATAGACAATTGGCCAACTATTGCAAAAGCGTTATTGGTTGGGATGTTTGTAGAATCAGGAACATAATCAAATACACGCATACCGCTAATTGTTTGCAGTGCAGTTTTTAGATTATCTCTAACTGTACTGGGATTCATGCAATTACTTCTTTTTTGTATGCTCTAACCATTGCAGTTACATCTCTACCGATTGGGGACATTCTTACAACGCCCAAATCACCTAGTCCTAATATTCCACCCGGCGCATCTTTACGCTTGTACAGATCGGCGGTAAGAATCAAACAAGCCATATTTATATCATCCGGCACTGACGGCCAACCCCATCTTGCAGTTACTTGCACACCCGGGCGTAATCCATTTTGTGTTAGCCCTGGAAATATTGGCCAGGTTTCGGTATTAGATACCATAGTTAATTGAGTAAATGGCCTACCTAAAGATGATGCAGTTAATGGGTCTAAAATATAATCTGTATTCAAAGTCAAAGTTTTTGCGTATGTGCCATCTCCAT